GCTAACCCTTCGAAGTTTTCTCTTTCTTCTAATTCTCCATCTGTCATTTCCGATAATCAAAACAACGTTCCAATCGATGCGACTCAGGTCCAAATTGTTAGATATCGATCCGTTAACTTCAGCAACAGTCCAGTCAGGACCTTTTTCGGAAAGGGAGAAAGAAATAATGTCAACATCTTTGATGATATATCTTTTACCAGATCCTTCGCCCAGGTCATCGATAGACTCATCCTCGATCATGTGCTCGAGAATTTGGGGAAGAGCGACGTCCTTGTTGATCGAAGAGAGAAGAGATCCTTTGGCTGGATCAATGTCGGCGTTGACCTGAATTCCTTGATTGAGGTTTTTTAACGCCCCTGATAAAAGTTTGATAACTCCCTGTCTCTCGGCAATGAGAGAGGCGAGTTGTTTGGTCAAAGAGAAGATGTCTATTTGAGAAATTCCTCGTCCGATCGCCGATTTATTGTTGGGAAGAAGATCGGCAAATGTCGGTACGGAAATGTTTTGATTTTTGAGACGGGTTGTTATTGTTTCAAATCTTAAGCTGAGAGAATCTCCGGAAACTGCTCCGAGATCGAAGGTGTCGACCGAATTTGTTACGGATACCCGCTTGACAATGTCGAAATTGATTTGAGAATTATTTGGATATTGAAGAGAAGATGATAGCTCGGAAAGCGCCTGTTGATTTATCTCTTGGGCAAAATCTGGTTCGGCTTGCATTAGAAGATTTCGAAGAGATTGTCCGCCAAGCTTACCATCATTTTCTGTTGTCAAGAAAATGAATCGGAGGGAGCTTGCCGAGACGTTGGGCATAGATGAGCCAGATAGAAGATCTGCGGAAGAAGAGTCGTCGATGGACCCGAGAGCTGTCGTCCGAAGACGTATTTGATCTTCGAGGACTTCGATCTTCGACGTTAGTCCTTGAACCTGATGATAGAAAAGGCTCTCGAGGTATTTGGGAAAAATTTGGACGCCCTGAACATTTTTCTTCTTGAGCATTTCGTACATGACCGAAGACGGGATTCGGTTGTACATCGGTGGTCTAGCGTTGATATGACCTTGTGAATCGGCGAAGAGCTCGAGACCGAGAAGATCGGAAACCATTTTTGCCTGGTCTCCAATTTTGGTATAAGTGCTTTTAAATGTACTCAAAGCCCCAGCAATGCTCGATTCGAAAGCTTGAATGTCATAGTTTTTATCGTAGCTGTCGTCTACGATAAAGTAATTGATATCTTGGTTAGCTTTAACCTTAAAGAATCGACGCTGGGTTAGCTCGAAAATTTTCTTTCTAAAACTCTCTTGGGCTTTTCTCTGATCATTCTCGGTCAAAGCAGAATCTTGATCTGTCAAGGTTGGATCGTAGGTAATGTCGTCTCCAACAATTCGGAGGGCTCCATCAGCCGTTCTGATGTTGGCTCGTTGAGATTCTTCCTGAAAAAAGTTTTGTTGTTGCTGAATTTGATAGTCGAGATCGATGATATCTTTGGCAAGGTTGGTAATAGAGTTCTTATCTAGCCCAGATAGAATCGAGGTGTCGACATTAATCTTACCGTTGACGTCGACCTTGTAGAATTGTGGATTGTTGGCGAGATCTGGGAAGATGGTCGTCAGTTGGTCGAACCTTTCAGAACGATCACTAAGAAGCTGAGAGATTTTTCTAGTTGCCGTGGTTATGTCGAACTCGCCGCTTCTCAAAAAATTGTAGGCTTCGTTGTTAATGATCATTTTCTTGAACGGAACGAAATTGCCCCAGACCGAGTTTGATTTTGAGATGTCGGAGATAAGACCTTTCAAAAATGACTCCGACCAGCTTTGATTGAAGAGCTCGTCACGGGTAATCATTCCGGAATTGACCGAACTTTTCATGAAGGTATTAAAGTTGTATGGCTGACCTGTTACCAAGAGAGAGAGGACGTTCATAACGTCTTGCCCGGCAAAAGGATCGTTGGTTATGACCGGACTTGTTTCGTTACGAAGCGAGCCGGTTCCAAAAGCGTGAGGAGCCCCGGCAGCGGTCAACGTTCCGATACCCTGCTTCCAGCGGTAAACCATTCCTGCTGGATCGTGCATCTTGTTTCTGAATTTGGATGAGGCGACATTTTCAGGAGTCAGAATTTCGATGTCACGAATATTGTAGGTATCCTCTTGAAACTTTAGACCCTTATTCCTTCCGGAGGAAAATTTAACACAGCCCGAATTAATCAGAGCGACGTTTTCGTCTAGAAGAGGCGGGATTTCTCCGTTAATCAGTCCGGTTGAAAGATCGTAGTTTATTTTAAACGGAGTCAATGGGTCGTAGAGAGAGCTGTCGATAACCGAGACCGACGGTTTGATATTGAGTTGACCCATATTAAGATAGTGACAATTATCTTTGGCAGAAATGGTCATCCCATAAAACCCACCGTTAGAATTGTGGGTTACGTTGTCGACGATACCGGAGAAAATTTGAGGACCGACTGATGAGCGGGTAAACTCAGATCGAAGGAGCGTCCACAACCAGAGAGGAAAATCAGGTCCGGCAATAGCATCTTTCTCGGCTGCAATAAAGCTATCCTTGCTGCCCGAGAATCCGGCAACGATATTTTCAATGGAGGAGTCGACCGAACCGATGGCAGTATTAATCTTACTCAAAATGTTGTCGTTCCAGCTGGCATTAAAGCCTTGGGCAATTCTGGCATCGGTGGAAGTTTGCGAGGAGACAAAAAGATGGACAACGTCGTTAACCCCGACGATACATTTGTTGTCGAATTCAAGCATCAATCGATCACGAATGAAATTAGTTCCCTCGTTGAATTCCTTGATCGTATTTCTTCGAGAATCTTCGAGACCCATCGAGAGATACATATTTTGGATAATTTGGGTAAAAATTGGAACTTCGATTAGAGAGAGACCGTTGGCTCCCAAGGTCGCCGAGGCGTCGAGTTGGATTGCCGAATTAAATCCGAGAACTCCGCCGTCATAGGTAAAAATAATCTCTCGACCTTCTTCGTCGATGACGGCGCGGATCCGTTTGAAAAGAAGTGAGTTGCTATTTTGAAGAAATTTGATTTGAGGGACCGATCGAGAAATACGAAGCTTGGTCAATTGGCTTTGCAAGTCTTTGATGCTCTCGTCGAGAAGTCCGGCGGTGCTATTGAAAAATGGATTGTTGGTTATTCCGGAGGTGTCCGAAATCGCCTTTTCGATATCCAACGAAGAAATGACCATTATTTTATTGGGATCTTCGATGTTAAAAGACCCAGACCCTTCGCCAAATCTCGTCGAGACGGTTGTTTGAAATGATGAGAGGGTTGTTAGTTCTATGACTCCGGTTCCTTCTCCAACGTCTGCAAGATAAGGAACGGCAGATGTATTGACCCAGGTCGTTACTTCGTTGGGATCGGAAAGATTTTTGACGTTCTTGAGAAAATCGAGAGTCGCCAAGGTCGATCCCGAAATCAATCCAGGGCTCAGAATATTTAAAGTATCGACCGAAGAATAAACCTGAGAGAGGGTATAAGAATTTAACCCTCCCGAAGCTTTGGCGATTTTTTCGATCTTAGAAAGGCGTTCGTGAGCTGCAATTAGGCGACACTTGTTGTAAAATAATCGCTTGAGAGCCTTGATGTAGTTCTTTTCTTGATCATTCATCAGGTCGTAGCGGTAGTTTTCGGCGAGAGAAGAGAAGTGGCGCTTTTTGATAACAAGAACCGCTTCCGGATTCTGCATTAGGATCTCGAGATTTCTTGGACGAATGTTATTCCGAGATCCGTCCTGCACATACCTTCTTTCTTCGCTTTTATCTATCGCTTGCTGAAACGGACCGAGCTTGGTATAATCGTAGGGATTACCCGGATTGGTTGGAACGTTTTCGTAAACGCCAAACTGCTCGTTAACATAGCCTCGAAGAGAGTCTCCCAGTGATTCAAAACTCATGTATTTTACTTTATCTTTTAAATGTTGGTATTTTTGGGAACGGCAACCTGATTCTCGACAAGGGTCGAATAAGAATAAGGTCTGCCATGTCGAGGATCTGTTCTTGAAGGTCCAGAGGTTGCCGAACGATGCCAGCCAAGAAAGTTCTGACGAAAGCCGCGAGTTTGAGTCGCAATGAAAGCAATTTGATAGGTAAACATACCCATGTTATTGACATCTTCGGTAACTGCAAAATCGTCGAAGTATCCTCGGTAAACTCGTCCGGCGTGATACATCTCGACGGTAAAAGCCAGAGAAGCGAGTGACGGAGGGCTTTGAGCTGCCGAAGGAATAAATGATTGACTTCCTGAAAGAATTGAGGTTAGAAATGATTCACCGGCGTTAAGAGCCGAGTCTTCGCCGAAAACATTTCCGGCAAGAACCTCGGCATTGGCTTGGGCTTCAAGATAGAGGGCGTAGGGATCGAAGGAAAGTTGTTCGTTACGATAGATATCTCGAAGAACGTTAATTCCCTCAATGCCCGAGGTTCCGGTGGTTCCAGATAACGTAATGCGAGTCAGCTCTTCCCCCCAATATTGAAGAACGAATCCACCTTTGGTTCTTGTTGGCTGATTAGATTTTTTCTCGGAGACGACCATGTTCTGAGGGTTGATGTACATCTGAACCAGAGGTCCCTCGGGAACCAGCCAATGAATGATCTGGCGCGTGTCTGTAGCCGCTCGGTTGTTTGGGAGGCGAGATTGTCTCGTCCCGTAACCGAAAGATGATGGGGCGGTATTTCCAGGCAACCCGCTATCTTTAACGCCGGCGTTAAATAACGAAAGGAAAAGATCGTTTGGTTCAGATGGAAGAGTAGGCATGATTATTTCCGACCATTATGTTAAATTTTGACCCATGTGATTAGCATGAATTTGTCCGAGGTTATACTTGCCTATTTCAGCCTGAGCAACGTTGAGCGCCATGGTCTTTTGACAATCGGGACACATTGAGACGGCGGAGAAAGTAACCGACTGTTGCTGCGGCGGAGAGTCTGAAGAATTATTCTTGCTGTCCCTAGCATCTTGTTTGGTTGCCCAGTCGTTGATCTCCCCACGAGTCGCTGGGCTGATAGCATCGATGGCATCGTTGGTCATAAGACCCTCGGTATCGACTTCCCATGATTTGAATTTATTTTTAAGGGCATCTACAAAAGAGTCAATATCTTTGACACCATCAAGAAAATTACCAATACCCTCAACTATTTTTTCATTTGGTCGGGGTTGATAGAGACCTGGATCGGTTGGGAACGTTGGATTGTTTGCCGAGGTCGTGCTCGCCTCTCTCATTTGAGCTCTAATCGTCTCTGCTGATTGAGTATCACCTTCGCCTGGTCCGATAGTTGCCCTGACGGTTTGGTTAAGAGACATCTGGGTATTTGCGGCAATTTCTTGAGCGTAACCAGAAATAAAATTGAGGAGTGTATTATTTCTTTCCTCGAATTTAGCACCCTTTTCAAGATTTTCTTGAAGGAGCGTATCAGAATCTTTGGCAATTGGGGAAGTCATTCCACCCTTCATAGCCTCAAAAAATTTATAGGCTTCAGCTTCGTTGTTGACCAATTTGGTTGGTCCGGAGGTAATCAACTGAACCTGCTTGGTTAGCTGGCGAGCGGCGCCTTCATCTTTCGCTGCATCCTCGAGGGTTACAATTCTGCCACCAAATTGTTTCATCAAAGAAGTTTCCGCCATCTTTTGAATCTCATCGAATTTACCCTGAGATTTGAGAAGCTCGATTTGGTATCCACCTTGCAACCCTCCAGCTCCACCAGAAGATGACGAGAGAAAAGATCGTTCGGCAAGCTTCATGCCGCCAAGATTTCCGGTAATATCGGTCAGCATCTCTTTGATTGCCTCGGGACCCAACTTGGCATTTTTGAGCGCCGGACCCAGTCTCTCGACAACGCGGATAGCTGCCTCGGAATTGTTGCCGAAGAACTTGAACGAAGCGCTGGCTTGATCGGTATAACTCTTAATGAATTGAAGAGGAATTTTTAACTCGTTGGTCGCATCTTGCAGGGCTGAAACGTAGCGAAGAGAATCTTCAAACCCCTTGCTGGTAGAATCGCCAAAACGATTGTAGAGATCGGTAATTTCTCCGAAAACATCTTTGAAAGACATTCCGGAGCCGGTGGCTGTTTTCAGAGCGGCGTCAAGAAGACCGTATTGGCGAGAGCCGTCGGAGGCTCCCATAATGTTGGCAGACAAAGCTCCGGGAAGTTGAAAGAGCGTCGAGCCGAATTTTTCTACCTGAGAGGTCGAGAGTCCGGTTGCGAGGGCAACGTCGGTGTTCATTTTAGAATAAGCGACCATTTTTCTTTCGAGAAGATCGTAGTTATCACCCGTCTCGCCGAGAACTTCGGACAGTTGACCCGAGGCAGCGGCAACCTGAATCATCGAAGATTCAGCTTGCTTGACAGCATCGGAGTTTTTAGCCATGTCGTTTAAAACATCCACTATTTTAGATTTGGGGTCGATATTAAATAATCGAATAAGATCACTGACATTCTCTGTCAAATTACCAGCAGTCGTATCTGTATCTCCAATTAGTTTATTAAGCGCTCCGAAAGATGCTGGGGGCGGAAACCTTGAAAGCGTAATAAGATCAGCTGTTACGTCTGTAACAAGCATGCCAAATTTTTTAATGCTATCACCACTAAACCCTAAACTAGTCGCAAGTTTTCCAGTAAGATCTTTAGCTCCCTCGGCAATTTCAAATAATGATTTAGTTATTTCTTCTGCTGTTTTTCCAAATGATGCTCCTGCACTTTTTGACATCTCGATGACTTTTCCCATCGAGTCTTTATATTTTTCAGCAAACTTATCGAAACCCAAAGAAAGATCTTTAAGAATATCCTGAGCTTCCTGAGGAGTTTTATTTTTGAGAAACTCTATTAGATCGGGTGTGTCAGGCATGGTTTCTCATTATATCAATTGTTGCTGTTGGAGAATCGGCGGCGTTTTCTTTGTTCCTTGGCGAGCTTGGCTAACTTCAGAGCTTTCTTTTTTATGGGGACAAGAGGAGTTTGGTCCAAGGTTTCCATGATCTTGTCGAATTGTTCGTCGTCCATTTCGATAGTATTCTTCTCTTGATCTAATATCTTTCGAGCCATCGAAGGATTGGCGAAGGATCCTAGAAAGACAGCATAATCTTTATCTTTTTTGGATTGCTCGATAAGATCTTCTCTGTACGAATAATACATCCAGAGATATGTCAAAATGTTTTCTGGATCCAAGATCTCCTGAATCGTTGGACTATCGAGAGGGGAGCAAAATGTTTTGCAGAGATACCAAAGAAATTTTTGGTCAGGCTCCCCAACTATTTTTTTATTTCTTCTATAACCTCTTTGGGAGAATCGATGACGAGATCTTGCTTCAGCTCGCTATACACCTCCCAAAGCTTTGAAACTTCTTCCTCTCTCATCTCGTCAAGAAGAGCGAGGACCGAGGATGGACCGCTACCTCCGAGAACGTAGGCGAGATCTTTTCCGTTGATTGCAAAAAGAGAGCGGGCAAGAGTCTGATCTCGAAAATCAAAGCTGAGAAGAGCTTCGCTCTTTGGAGTTTCGTCAGCCATTTGGATTAAAATTTCGCGAAGCTCTTTCTTCTTTAGGCTTTGCAAAGAATAGGTTACCCCGTTGATCGTGACATCCTTCTGCGAGCGCTTGATTCCGAGAAGAACTTCGAGCTTGGATTTTGATTTCGGCGAGATTGGCTCTTGTTTAACCTTGGCTTTGGTGACCAATTTGGCAAGAGCTTCCTTGTCTTCTCGATAATCAATAAAAGCTTCATCCTCCGATTCGAAAGAAGAGGCTGAGGCTTCGGCTTCCATGATGACCGGTGGTTGCGAAACAAATTGTTCCTCGTTGGGGACAGTGAGAATTCGTTTGGGCACCGATTTAAATGGCAGCTCTTGTTTTTCGGCAGCTCCCATTTCCGCAAAACGACGACGACCGACAGGAGAATTTAGTTCGTTCAATTTCATAAATAGATTCCTTGTAAAATAAAAGGGAGAATGATGAAAATCATCTTTCTCCCCATCAATATATCAGAGTTTTAGCTTAATTAGCTGATATTAAGTGTTTTCGTTCATGTACGCGTTCAAAAGACCTGCTTGATCAAGGGCGCCTGTAAATGCACCTCTATCCGCCTGTTGCTCGAAGGCGTTGAGAACTAGCGGAGCGCCGTTGCCATTGCCGACCGAAGTAATAACGTTACCTCCGTTGATCTGGCTGTAGATTCGTTCAGCCTTAAAACTACAGCTTTCTTCGATGATAAATCCTTCGGCGTTGTATGTAAAGTTCAAATTATCGAACCAGACATCTTCGACGATGGTAATCAAAGCATTAGACTCGTCCGCGTCGGCAAAGATGTCTTGAATTTCGATATCGAAAGGAATTCGTTGCGAATGAACGTGAATATATCCTCGATTGGTTGCCTCGATAAGTCTTTTGCGATCGTAGCGATACCGATTGATCGATCCCGAGATTTGGGTACTCCGATTGGGGGCGGAGTCGATAACTCCGTCCGTTCCAATCTCGGAAATCATCGAGATGTCTCTTTGTTCGGTCAGCTGGAAAGTTTTGACAGCTCCTAGAACCAAGCCGTCAACCTTAATCAGAATGTTGGTTGCAAGATGGACCTTGGTGGCATTATTACCCTGAGAGTCCCGAATTGCTGTCCCTGTATTTCGTGTAGGCATGTTTAGCTAATGATTCCTATGGATTAAAAGTTACCTAGTTCAAATTCAACGTAGATCCAGTTGATTGGATAACGGGGGCGAATTCTAGCTGTGAAGTCCCATTGACGAGGCTCGATTTCGTTTTGAGAAACCTTCGGGCTATCGTAGCTCGAGATAAATCCGGCGGAGACGAGACCCTTGAGAAACTTGTCAAACTTAGCCTGAAGAGTTCCTTTGATTCCGCGAGATTCCGGCATGCCGATGTAGGGTTTAAGTGCAACACGAGCGGCTCGAGCAACGATGTCTCGGATGGCGACGATTGAATCTTCTTCTTCCTCGGCGGCTCCCGATTGAGTCGTTGTTTTGCCCCAGAGGCATTCAACTCCTCCGGCGACCGGAACAAGGACATTGACCCCGGCGGCGAGGAGATCTCGACGAACTTGGGGCGTCAGAAGCTTATCAGAGAGAATTGTGATTCCCGTGAAAGTTTTGTTGGTCATCGGAACGGCGGGGTTCGGAAGAGCGGCAACCCATCCGGCAGCAGCGCAAGCCGAGAAGAGACCATCTACGAGAGTATTTTCTCCGGCAATATTAACGACCACCTCATCTGGGTAGAAGTAAACAGCGCGGAAGGTATCACCCCAGCCGTCGGGAACAGAATAATTCGTCAGGTCCTCGACGTTGCCGTCAAGAATTTCATTGATCGAGTCTCCTTGAATTCCTTCCAATATTCCGAGATCTTCGACCGCGGCATCTTCTCGACCAAGAAGATTGTCGGGGGTCAGTCCCGCAATTGCTCCGGTGTACATTCGGCGCTCTTTTTTGTTAAGCGAGGTGCTCATCGCTTCACAGTGAGCTTTGCAAGCTTGAAGAATTCCGGAAATCGTTTGTGAAGGGAGAGGGATGACAATGTCAACGTCGATTTTTTCGAGAGCTTCGATGGGATCAGATCAACTAGCATCATAGAAATCAGCATCTTTGTCGTCGACGAGAGTAACTCGAAGAGAAGCTCCGGCAGCCGGGGCAAGATCTTGGGTCATTAAAACACGGCAAGAAGTTTCGGTATCGTCGATGACTTCGAACTCAACACCTGATTCGTCGGTAAACGATCCGCTAGAGATCGTCGCAATTCCGTTTGAAACCGAGGCGATGGTATAAGTTCCAGCATTCGAAGCCGGCTCGAGAATTTTCACCGAACGACCCACATCATTGGCGTCGAAGAGAACGACGCTAGAATCTAGAGTTGCCGATGAGGGACCAACCGAAGCGATAACTCCATCGTCAGCAGATTTAGCAACGGCGTCCGTCTGGATTACCGTATATGAATATTCCAAAGAGGTGCTTTGAATAAACGCCGAGGGATTCGAGGAATAGGTCGGATCGTAGAAATCAACCTTGTTGGGAAAGATTTGAGTCTCAACTCCGGTGCTAGCCGAGGTTAAGAAAAAATGGACATTGGAGTCAGCGTCAGGAAGAACTCCGAGAGGAAGAGGGAAGTTGAGATCGTCGTCCTGATCGTTGCCCGAGGCTGAATCTTCCAATTCGTAGGAGACCCTGCGAGGGACGGCAGGCTTGGTTTGCAACGCAAAAACTCCGGGAGGAGAATTGGCAAAAGCAATTTGAGCTCCGAGGGAAAGTCGATTGGTGATCGAAGGGGATCCGTGTTTGATTTGAAGCTTATCGTTATTCGTAAAGAAAACCGGGGTGTTCAAATCAGATTCGGCAATATAGCTAATGGTTAGCGATTGTCCTTTAAGAAGGGCTCCACCCTTAACCTTGAGAGTAAACTTATCTCCCTCGATAAAATAGGTTGTTCCCTCATTTATTGCAAATGAAAGAATTTCGTTAGAAACAGTCACGCCATCGCTTTTCCAGGTTACGACGTTGCCGTAGCCGTCGAGAGGAGAGCCGGAAACAGTTCCTTGAGCAACAAATTGAGCGAAACCGGGAATAACGTCGCCGTAACCGTCACGACGAACAGAGGTGCATTTGATCGTCCAGGTTTCAGTCGGAGCATTAAGATCGGAGAGGGTTAGATTGGAGATGTAGCCGTCGCCAGTATTAAGCGAAGAGGCGAGATAGAAAGCTCCGCCAAGATCTACCAGGGAGGCAGTCTGCAATTCAAGATGACCTGTTTCGATATCAACTCGATAATCGTATCGTGAGGAAAAAGATCCTGAATTGGCGTCGAAAGATTGTTCTAGCCCGGCAAGAGTTACTCCGCTCTTCGCAACGGTAAAGCGGTTGCTGATGATTGGGTAAAGTGAAGTTTTGAAATGACGACCGTCGGTGTCAACCGACGTTGAGGTGTACTCGGGATTAAATCCATCTGATCCTCCGCCAAGAGCCTGAGAGACCAGCGTTTCGAATCTTTGACCTTCGCCCATGATGGCGAGAGTTTGAACACCGCTGGGCGAAGAAAGTCCAGAGGCAACAGTCTTGACACTGACGTAAACTGACGGCTCTGCGCCGTTACTTCCTGGAAATTGTGCCGCCATTTTCAGTGATCCTTAAATGATTTTTGAAAGGTTTTATGTGCCAACATTCTATGGAGATATTGGATTATGCGTTATAGATTGTTTAAAACATCCAAAAGATCAATATTTTCTTCGACGGTTAATCCCGCTGCCGGAGTAAATGGATCTTTATAGGTATCTCCGAATTCTAGGCAAAATTTGAAAATCTCAACGACGTTATCAATGGGAATTTGACGAACCCATTCGGTTCTTATTTCCAAAGAAATTGTTTGTTTGAAAAGCTTGTCATTTCGAGAATCTCCGTCGGCAGCTCCGCCGGCAGAGATATTTTTAACAACTATTCCTTGATTGACCAAGATTTCAAAAGCGGTATCTTTAAAAAAGAGCATGATAAGATCGACGAGATCATTGCGAGATCCCGAGTTTTCTGATTGAACTTCTATGGTAAAAGTTCCTTCCCAAGCTCCAGACTGTTCAAAACATTGAGGGCGAGAAACTATAGCCGAGTTTCCGTAACCATCAACGTATTCGATCGACATATATCTAACGAATTCTTTGTTTCTAGACATCGAGACCGGTGAATCTCGCATTCCGGAATTACGAACCAAAATGGCTGGAAAATGCTGGGCGTCTTGGCGATAATACTCTCCGATATACAATCGAGATTGAGAGCTGTCATTAACTCCGGCATCTAACGGAAGATTGGTATTGTTGGAAATTTTCGAGAATCCGTAGGAATCATTTTGGTAATGATAGTAGTGATCTTGGGAAAAGAACTCCTTCAATGCCCAGATAAGGGTATCGATAACATATCCGATACCTGAGTTTTGGGTGTACCCATGAAGAGAGTATAGATCAGTTTTCCAAAGATTACCGGTTGCCATATTAGTATACGAAACTTATTGTGATATCTTTAACTTTAAGCGTACAACCAGATGAATGATTTTGTTGAAATGTTACTATTAGATATGGACAGGTGGTAGCTGCACCAAAACCATAACGCACAACGCTTTGCGCAGTAACCGTTAATGCCAATGTAGTATCTACACCAGCATTCGCCCAAGCTACGTTGTTAGTATCTGTATTATTGGTTCGTAATGATAATTCAATAAAATTTGTTCCAGCAATAGTCGAAGCATTATATGTTAATTGACAAGCAGTTATTGTAACTCCTTCAGGTAAAACTCCAAGTAAAGGAATTAGTAAATTACCACCATTAGCAGTATTTAAATCTAAATAATTAAATATAAAGCTTGAAGGAAGAGGATCACCTAAATTAGTATCTTGACTAATAACTGTGAGATCGCCAGCGAGATTACCAGCAAGAACTGCATAGGACCCGTCGCTCAAATTTATAGTAAAATTGCCACAATTTATTGGAACAACATAACTAAATGTTTGATTCTTATTTCTAGTAACAACGAATGTATTAGAAGCATTGGGAGCTACATCTAGAGAAGACCCATCGATTGTCGTCGAATCAAAGAAATTATCTGTACAAATACCAGTAGCTTTTGTTCCTCCTGAAGGCATTCTTATAAATGCACTTATGGCGGCAGCTGATCGGTATATTTGATTTTGACAGATAGTATAATTTCTGATAGCGCTGCCGGTTCCAGCAGATGCTCTGATACCTGTTCCGGATGTTTTCAACCCTCTGACAATGTTTCCGGTAATAATCCCTGATGATTGAACATCAACTCCGGTATCGTACCCATAAACTAAACTATTGTATCTTCCAAAGTTAGTATGGTTGTTAACCACCGTAGCTTCAGATTTAACGCCGCTAGATGAATGAGCAACAAAAATAGCATAGTTTGGTGGATTGGGAGTAAATAGGCTTAGATAAGAACTATCATATCCATCAAGATGATTTCCATCAATAAGAAGAGAAGAATAGCCATCTGTAATATCTAAAGTTTGAACCGAAATCCAGTGAGCGTAATTATTTTTGATCGAAACGCGTCCAAAGCCATATTCTGACTGATCAATGTTAAGTTGAAGATTGCCTGTTCCAAAAAAGTTTCCAATTATGAAGCAAGTATTGTTTTCAATCGTTAGCCCAGATGTAACGTTGTGTTTCAAAAATTCGGTAGAAGCATTGGTATCACCTGATATTACGTATCCGATACTGCCACAAATATTTTTAGAAATAGAAGAGTTGACAACATTCATCCCCGGAGACTCAACATCTGTTGTTCCAAGTTCGGTAGTCATGTAAAAACCCTGTTGATGAGAACAGAAGTTATTTTCAATTCGGACGTTTAAAAGACAGCTGGGGTTAGGAGAGAACCCAACTCCTAAATGATAAAATGCAGCCGCAGCTTGGTTTTTACCAACTTCCGAAATTGGCTCATCAATAAAC